ATGAACGCTGTGCTGGGCAACCGAATAGAAACGGTTGCACTGTCCAGCAAATCGGCAAACCATCGAAAGACCGTGGGCGATATCTTCGATCGTGAATGCGCTGGTTTCAGGTGCCTCAAAATCGAAATACGATCCGCTGTGAAGCAGGATGGTTGGACCAATGATCCGGCGAACAGTGGGAGATGCTTGGCTTTCTGTCATTCTGCGGCCTCCGATGCGAGATCAGGGAACGGATCGGCGTCCGGGTTGCCAAGCTCCAAGGATGGCTGCTCTTCCTCCTTGCGACCCTCGTAGGCGACCTGAATGTTCTTGAGGGCCTGCCGATAGTAGGATGGCTTTAGCTCAATCCCGATGCCCCGGCGGCCGTTCTGGAGGGCGCCGTAGACCTCAGATCCAACGCCCATGAATGGCGTCAGCACTGTCTCGCCTGGATTGCTCCAGAGCGTGATAATCCGGTCTATCACGTCAAGTTGGAGGGCGTGAACGTGCTTCTCGTCCTCATCGTCCTTGGCTTGCCGAAATGGCAAAACTCGGCCGATGCGGATGTCATCCCAAAAGGCCGATGCGTATTGGCGCCAGATCCAATGCGAGTATCGGTTTTCGATCTGGTTCCCAGTCCAGCCGCGGTATTTCAGCAGTTCAGCCGGGATCTTGCGATCACCAGCATATTCCAGCAACCCGGTCGGATGCACGATCGGAACCTTATTCTCGCCGTGGCGCCGGAACACAAGCAGGTAATCCGCGCTGGCGACGCTGCACCTCGAGCTGTCCTCGACCAGTGACCGATGCGCCAGGTTCTTAGCCATCGTCCGATTGCGCACCGCAAGCGGCTCTTTCCACACCGCATAACGGGCGATGAATTTCCATCCGTGCTTGTCGTGCAGTCGGATGATGTCGCCGGGAAAGTCAATGAGGTGGTCGGTACCGCTGTTCCCGCTGGGCACGTCCATGCAATGGACTGCGGTCATCCGGCCCGGCATGGTGACGCGCGCCAGTTCCTTTACCACGAACGAGTAGTGCTCGAAAAACTGATCGTAGTCCGTGCAGTTGGATAGATCACGCTCTGAGCTCGAATAGCAGAACAAACCACCGAACGGAGGACTGTAAGCCGATAGGTGAATTTTCTTTGCGGGCAATGCCGACATGACCTCAATGCAGTCGGCATTGTAAGCCGCGTATCGGTCGGTAAGTTTCTGGTCGATGATCAAAGCCATGCCGGAATGCCTTTCTTGTTGTGGAACTTCATGCTGCGATCAATCGCAACCGCGCCGTTCATGTGGCGGATCAGATCCGAGAACATCTTGTCCGCCGCGATGCCCTTGCGCTGCAGATTGGCGAGAACATCCTTCTCGCCCTCGGTGGCGATAATATCGGAGACGACTTGCCGCTTCTGACCGAAGCGCCAACAACGCCGAATACTCTGATAATAGCCCTCATAACTGTGCGTTGGAAATGAAACTGAGTGCGCACAATGCTGGAAATTGAGGCCCCAAGCGCCGATTTTTTCCTTCGTGATCAGGCCGCGCCTTTCCCCGCGAATGAAGGCAAGAAACTTTGCCTCCTTCACGTCATCGTCGTCTTTGCCGCTGACTTGCGCCGCATCGGGAATGAGGCGCTCAAGCATGTCGCCTTCGTCGTTGAGCGAACACCACACGATGAAGGGCTGCTCGGTTTTGTTCACCAGCTCTGCCGCCTTCTCGCATCGCTCGCGCAAAGTTCGGCGCCGCTCTTCACGCTGCTCCTGCAGTCCGAACGCCGGCAGAGCGAACAGCATTCCATCTGGATTGGTCGTAGAATCAACCATGTGTTGCCGTTCGATCAGAGGCGGCAAATCATACTCACCATTGTCAAAACCTAGGTCGGACGGCTTACGGATCGCCAGCGCCCAAGAGCAAACCCATTTCCAGAACGGATCTTCCGCGTGGCCCTTGAAGCGCCATTTGGCATTGTCGTCCAATTGGATAAACTTCGCGCCCTTGTGTCGGAATACTGTCGGCGCGATCGAATTATTTTGGTTGTTCTTGAAGAATCTGGCAAGCATGTCCATATAGCCGAGATATCCCAATGCTTCGCTGCTTGTCCCGAGTTCGATGTATTCATTTGGGCTTGGTGTCGCCGTGCAGAGCAAACGATATTGCATTTTGCGCATGAACTCGGTGATTTGCTGGCGCCGAACGCCGTCGAACGATTTCAGGATCGCGCTTTCGTCGCATACCATTCCAGCGAAATCGTGCGGGCTGAATAGGTGCAGCTTCTCATAGTTGGCGATGTTGATCCCTGGCCGCGCCGTTCCGGTCTTGGATATCGCGCATTCGATGCCGAATTTCTCGCCTTCGCGAACGGTCTGAGAGCCAACCGCAAGCGGCGTCAAAATCAGGACAGGCCTATTTTCGTGGCGAACGACGTTCTCGGCCCAAGCTAGCTGCATCAGGGTCTTTCCCAATCCAGTATCCGCGAACAGCGCGCCACGGCCTTTCCGCGTCGCCCATGTCACGCAATGCTTCTGGAAATCAAACAGACAATCCGGCATGTAGACCGGATCAAACCCATCCTGCGTTCCGAGTTGCGTTTTCTTGTCAAGAAATTCTTCATACTCCATGGGATATCCGCTCCTTGCGAGGGAGGAACCGTAAATATATCTTCGGATGAAATCTAGTGGCGCGGGAAAATATTATCCGCTATTCTGGATATGGTGCGATCGTGATCCTGATGCCCATAATCGCCGCCGACCATTCCAATGTGATCTTGCGCACAAACCGCTGATCGTCGCCCTGAATGATCCGATGCGAGACCAGCAAATCTTCCGCCGCCTTGAGCCGATTGGAGATATCTTGCCGGCGGGCGGTCTTAGGTTCTTCGACCTCGAAGGATAGAGATACCCGCCCGTGGCATGGGGAAGGCCGCTGGCGCTTCAATTCCAAGCCAGCCTCAGTGATCCATGCCTCGTATTCCTGTGAACGATAGCGTCTGCCACGGCCTGCAAACAAGTGATTCGTCGTCGGTGACAATGGCAGACAAATGGTCGTCATGCGCGGCCGGCAGTCGGGAACGTCGCTACGTTACTTTCCGCCGCATCATCTGATTTTTCATCGAAGTCCATCCGCATGACTGAGCCGGATCGTTTCCGAAGACCGAGAGATGCCTCGTAATAGTCCCGATGGGCGAAATAGTCGGCCAGCGCCTCTGGCTCCATCTTATCTGCGGCAAGAGCGATACCAAATGCCTTGCGGTGCAGATTTTCGCCTTTGATGGCATTATTGATGGCATCTCTGGCCGATTCGGTGCAGGCGTCGCTATCTTCTTTGGCGGATTTTTTGAGTTGCACCAATTCTTTCAGTCGTTTGGCGGAAATCATCTTGCCGATAGCCGATGCCGGTTGCGGCTTGTCACCCTTTGGTTTATTGAGCGAACCTTTCCTACGGCCCATAGCGATTCTCCTGGTTGAGGTTAATGCAGCACGCGGTCTGCCGCTTCATCATCGCGGCGGATTTCCTTAAGCATACTCGCGATCATAGATGCCGCTTGGCGATCGTCCTTGGCCATCCGAGCAAGCCACGAAACCGTATCCCGATCAAGCGGTAGCTCCATGGGAACGATCTCGACGGCGTCGCCATCCTCGTCTGTATCTGTGATTTGCATGGTTCCGATCCGCGCCATGAGGCGACGCGAATCAATATATCGGATATTCGGCTGGCAGGGCGGTGGCTGGAATATATCCACCGTCATTTTATTTGCGAAGCTTGGGCGCGCAGCGCGGCATGGCAGAGGGCAAGGGCAGGCGTCCACTTTCGGAATTCCCAATAAGGCCGGTTGGAGTGGAACTCATTGCGGTCCTTTTCGCCATGATCTGGATGCGTCTGATACACGTTCGCCCAAGCTTGGAACGAGGTTGTAAATCCCACCTGCCAATACCAATCCTTGGGAACCAACGACACAGCGGCATCAAGCGATCCGGTGAAATCCGGAACATCGTCGTCTCCCATGTCGCCGTTTTCTTCGCGGTAGAAATCCAGCCGCGCGATGGCCAAATTGATCGGGAACGATGATTCGCTGGCTTTCTCGCAGAGATTTACCAATCGGATTATTTCGCTCATTTCCGCCCCAAGAACATCGGCCGCAATACGGGCCAGGCCACGCCTTCCGGCCAGTTAGCTTTGAATTTATCCACCAATTCGTCCAGCTTCGTGAGGGTAATGGTCCGCTCGCCGCGCCGGAGCTCGTCGAAATAGGGGGACTGCCCGTAGAAGTCCCGGCTGATCGCAGTCATGGATTTGCCCGTGGCGTCGCGATAGGCGCGGATGATGACCATGAGGTTGTCTCGGGCTGTGTCTTCCATAACTTGGCCATTTATCAAAGGTTTGCGCTTTTCGCAAGATATTTGCGAAATATCCACTAGACAGGAGAATATTTTATCGGTATTTTGGATTTGCGTCAGAACCGCCCAAGGGCTGCACGGAGATTGAAATCATGGCATTAATCAGACTTGATGCGCTTTGCGAATGCGAGCAGGCATAAGACACAGGTGCAATCATGACGGCCGCTGGCGCTATTTATCGGAACTTCGTGCGGAAATTCCCCGCTCCCAAGAAAGACGATTTGCGCATTTACTGGATACCTCAAATCCCCGGCAAGCCGTTCCATTGGCCAGTTGCCGATCTTGCGCAAGCCGGAATGATGCTTGATGCGCTGGCGGCCTATGATGATTTCCAGTTCGCCAACCGCATCAAAGGCGACTACGCCAACATGGGCGGCCTTGAGGTGTTCGACGGTGCCGAATGGTTCGAATGGGAAAGCGACGAGTGCGACGACTTCGATGCGTGGCGCGCATTGGAGACGCAATCATGACAGACAGCAAGACAGATCACCCATTCGTTCCCGGCGCGCGGGTCGCTGTGCGCGATAGATACGGTGATGGCTACACAGAGGGATTTGTCGATAAGATTTACAAGACTGGACATTTCGTTCTGCGTGGAGAAACGCAGCGTTGGCGCGCGTATCACTATGGCGATGGGCGGTGGAGTGCGACCGAAACCGGAAGCAACTATTCACGGCGTCGTCTTGATCTGTGGGACGAAACCACAGATGCGGAGATATCCGCCAAGATCGAAGCGACCAAAGCCAAGCAACGCTGGAACAAGATCATCGCCAAGATTGAGCGCGTGCGGGAACCGACCACGGCTCTTTGCGATGCGGTGGAAGCCACGCTGGCCACGATTGAACCACCGAAATGATCGCGCCGCTTGGCGCATGACAAGGGAGATGATGCGATGACAACTTGGATCAAAGACGGGAACGGAAATAAATGCTCCATCGAATATTTCGGTTCGGAAGAGGCCGCGCAAGCCGCACTCGATAGCCTCGAAAATTGCGTTAACTGCTCGGACTGCTCGGACTGCTCGGGCTGCTCGGGCTGCTCGCGCTGCTCGGACTGCTCGGACTGCTCGGACTGCTCGCGCTGCTCGGACTGCTCGGACTGCTTGCGCTGCTCGCGCTGCTCGGGCTGCTCGGACTGCTTGCGCTGCTCGCGCTGCTCGCGCTGCTCGGGCTGCTCGGGCTGCTCGGGCTGCTCGCGCTGCTCGCGCTGCTCGGGCTGCTCGCATATCGCTTGGCTGAACGTCAAGAAGGATGTGCAGGGCGATCCAAATGCGAAAGGCGCCGAGTTGGGGGCGCCCCCAACTCCTATCATTGCAGATATTCATCAGACCGTTTTTGCAGCCGCCTCTCAGCCGCATGCCCTGGCGATGCAGACTTGGCACACCTGCGAAAATACGCATTGCTGGGCTGGATGGGTCGTGACGCTGGCTGGGCCAGCAGGGAAAGCGCTGGAGACATTCTTCGACACGCCTCTGGCGGCGATGAAGATCCTTGATGCGAGTTCGCCTCTGCGCGTGTCGCCTGTCCGATTTTTCGAAAACAACGAGGATGCGTTGCGTGAGATGAGGAAGCTTGCGGATCAGGAAGCTGCACAACAACAGGAAGGATGATGCGATGACACTGCCAAAGGGATACCTGCCGAAAAAAGGCGATGAACTCCTGATCCGCGCGACCGTGAAATATGATGTTGACAGGAAAAGAGACCCGGATGATCCGGTATGGGTCCATCTCAAGCCAGTCGGCGGCCATAATTCGTTCGTGGCCAGCCTTGACGCCGTAGCCGGTCTTCATTGTCGCAAGTGGGATGTTGGCGCGATGGTCACTTCTGGCGAGTTTGAAGGCACCGGAGAAGTCATCGCAACACACGGAACAGAAGTCTGGGTCAAGGACTTCGAGGGCGACCTATGGACGGTTGCGGCGAATGACCTTGATCTGGCGCCAGCCGGAACCATGACGGAAGCGGATCTGATGGCTGGCCTTGAGCCGCTTATCTTCCCGCCACCCGCTCCGATCATCGAACCCGTCCCGTCGGATGACAACGATATCAAATTCTGAAGGGAACCGCAGCGATGAATACCCCGACCATCGGCGACAACGCGCCCCAAGCTATCGACTACGCCGCGCAAGAAACGGCGCGGTTGCAGCTTGACTACGGTTATTTGCCTAAAGCCGTTGACGAACTGCTCAACGACGCCGCGAAATTTGAGATCATCTCCGACGCTGAAGATAAGGCGAAGGTAATGAGCCTGATCAAGCGCATCCGCGACGAAGATAAGCGGATCACCGGCCTGCACGAAATTGAGAAAATGCCGCACTTGCGGCGCGGACAGGCGGCCGATTCGTTTTTCAAGCGGCTGACCGATTTGCTGGTCAAGCCAGACCGCAAGGCCAAGGACGGCGCCAAGGATCGGCTGGAACGCATCCTGACCGATTACGACCTTCGGGAACTGGCCAAGGAGGAAGAGCGGCGGCGCGCGGCGGCGCTGGAGGCCGCCCGGATTGCCCGCGAAAAGGCCGAAGCCGAAGCCAAGGCCGCCCGCGAGGCTGCCGAAGCTGCCAGGATCGCCGAGGAAGCCCGCCTAGCGGCAGAGCGCGCCCGGAAGCCAGAGACGCAGGCCGCCAAGACCGAAACCGCCAACGAGGCCGCGCTGGCTGCCCAGGAGGCCGCCGACGCGCTGTCCGCGACGCGCGTTGACACGATCGCCGCCGCCGCACAGGCCGAACAGGCGTATATTGATACCCTCATGGCGCCGGCCGACATCATGCGGACCCGCACCGCAGACGCGCTTGGAACCATGGGAACTGAGAAGTTCGCCGAGATCACGGACCGAAAGATACTGGATTTGGAAAAGCTTCGTCCGTATCTGCCGGTCGCGGCGCTGGAAACCGCGCTGCGCAAATATGCGGAAAGCTGCGGGTATTCGAGTGATGACACGGTGCAGATTGCCGGCGCCCGATTCGGCAAGAAAAAGAAATCACAGGTGCGATGATGGCACGTTATTCAATCGTCGGCCAGAGGCACATCGGTCTCGATCCCTATCTTGAGGGCATCCTTCCCGGAACGCCAGTTCTGCTCGTTCGCGAGCCGACCAACGCATACGATGCGAATGCGATACAGGTCTGGATCGATGGAAAGCGCGTCGGGTTCTTGACGGCTAAGGACGCGGCCAATCTGGCGCCAATCATCGACGAGCGCGGCGCGCTCGCCCCGATCGACTCTGTCAGGGTCGATACGGCAATCGGCGAGGTGACGCAGACGCAATATCAAGTATCGGCCAACGCGATTTTCGCCCGTTCGCCGAATTCCAGTTACCCACAAGTTGAGTTCGAACCGGAGCCGAAAGCATGACCAAGACCGCAGAGAAAGCGCCGGAACTGTTCGAAACGAAGGCCACGGATCTCAAGGGCGATGCCGCAGTCAATCCGATCACGGTCAAGCCCAAGGCCGAGAAGAAACCAAAGTCGCAAGCCGTGGCGAAGGTCGAACCCGCCGCACCGCCGGCCGCTGCAGTCCCGGCCAATTTCCTCCAGTTGCTTTATCAGATGGCGATCGATCCCCGCGTTGATGTTGAGAAGATGCGCGCCGGGCTGGACATGCAAGAGCGGATCGAAGGCAGCGAGGCCCGCAAAGCGTTCACGCGCGCTTTCAACGCACTGCAATTCGATCTGCCGACGATTGACAAGGACGGCTTCATTGACCACGGCGAAGGCCTGTCAAAGGGCGGGAACAAGAAGCTCAAGGCCCGATATTCCACCTATCCGAACCTGATGGGCGTCTGCCGGCCGCTACTGAAAAAACACGGTTTCACGTTCAATAACACCGTTGAGCCATCCGCCGATGGTGCCCGCATCAATGTCGTCGGATATCTGACGCATGTCGACGGCCACGGCATGCGATCGAACTTCCCGCTCGGAGCCGACGCCGGCCCCGGTCGCAGCAACGCCCAAGCATGGGGCAGCTCAAGCAGCTACGGCAAACGCTACAATTTGATTTTGCTGCTTGATATCGTCAGCGAAGCCCCGATTGACCGCGACGACGACGGCAAGAAGGCCAAGGTGACGGAAGCTGGCGACGACTTTCCAAGCGACAACATCACCACAGGAATCGTCCTAGTCGATCAGGCACAGCAAGACAGGCTACGCGAGGCGATCGATGATTGCGGCGTGGGAAGCGCAAAATTCTGCTCTCACTACAGCATTCAGAAAATCGGCGATTTGCCTGCCGCGAGGTATGCCGACGCGATTACGGCCTGCAAGAACTTCAAGGACAAAAAGGCCGCCAATGGGTAAAGCTGCGAAGAAGCTATCAGAGCCTATCGTCGAGATATTCGAGAACGTCGAGCAAGGCTCCGAGGAATGGCTGATGCTTCGCCTTGGCGTTCCTACGGCTTCGAACTTCTCAATCATGATGGCAAATGGCGCCGATGGCGAGGCCAGCAAGACGCGCGCAAAACTGATGCGCGTCATGGCTGGCGAGATCCTTACCGGGCGTCCGGGCGAGGGTAAGATCGTCACCGCCGCCATGCAGCGCGGCAAGGATATGGAGCAAGAGGCGCGGCAGCATTACATCGACACGCATTTTGCCGAAGTGCGCCAGGTTGGTTTCATGCGTCGCAAGTTGCCGAGCGGCCGATACGTGGGATGCTCTCCCGACGCGCTGATCGGAGATCGCAAGGCGCTTGAGATCAAGACAATGGCTCCGGACCTGATGATTGAGCGGCTCGAAAAAGGCGCCGGCATGCCGACCGAGCATCGCGCCCAAGTTCACGGAACTATGTGGGTAGGGGATTTAAGCGAAGTCGATCTGCTGCTGTTCTACTCTGGCATGCCTGTGGCGCCAAAATTCACCGTCAAGAGAGACAGCACGTATATCGCAGAGATCTCCCGCGCCGTTGAGATATTCGAGTTCGAAACGCGGCAGCTAGTCGATAAGATTCGGAGGATGGCGTGACCCGCCCGCGTGTGCTCATGGTGAATTGGGACGGCGAGGCATTCCGGCCACTGGCCAGCTTCATGCCCTACATTAACCGTGAGTACGTTACCGGGGAATTGTATCATCTGGCTCCGGTCGAAGAACGGTCGCAGGCCAGCCACAATCAATATTTTGCTGCGGTCGCGGAGGGATACCAGAACCTCAACGAGGCCAGTGCGAAACAGTTTCCATCTAGCGAACACCTGCGCAAGTGGGCTTTGATCCAATGCGGATATTGCACCGAAACATCATACGCCACGAAGAACGGTGCCGAGGCGCGCAAGTTGGCAATTTCGTTCCGGCGCAAGGACGAATACAGCATCATCCGGGTTCTGTCCGATGTGGTCCAAGTATTCGAACCAGAGAGCCAGTCCATGGCGTCAATGAAAAAAGAACGGTTCGAAAAATCCAAGCGCGACGTGATTGACCTTATTGCCAGCATGGCGCGCACCACGACGCCGCAATTGTACCGAGAGGCGAAAAGACATGGCCGATGACAAGTTCACTACCGCAGACAAAATCTCGGTCATTGAGGCCGGGATCGATTTCTATCGCCCGTCCAGGCGCAACAAGGGATCGCCGGAATATCGGGCGTTCTGCGTGCTCAAGGCGATTGCGGAGGATTACCGCGGCCGGCAGGAAGGGGAGCCGCTTGCGGCTGCCTATGCGCTGCAACAGGCGATTGATGTAGCCAAAGCGGCCAGGAAGCCGAACTTCGGCTATCCCATGGGGAACTTGCGGCAGATCGCCGAGCTCACTCTGGGCTATTGGTCGAGCATCAGGCAGGCCCTTGAACGGTTCGAAGCGGAGACGACGGAATGAGCGAAGCTGCATTGATCCGCGAATTGGAGGCAATTCTATCTGGCGATTATGATCCCATCGCCGCGATTGTCGAAGGGGAAAAGAAGCGAGGCTTCCGCGTCATACGTCCAGGCGATACGGCTTGGTTTCGTGCATTTGATTGGCGGCATGAATCCGTAGCCTCAGTTTCCGGAACTATGGTTCGCCTCGTTCTGATACACGCCTTCAAAAGCGGAGAAGGTGCGTTTACGCGCACGATCAAAGGCATTGAGGAAGCTGGATACAAGCCATCTGTCATCGATCCTACACCGGAATTTGCCGCTGCATTGAAGCGGTTGGGATGGCGCGGAAGGCAGAAGGGAACAACATTCGAGACCAGAGAAACGATATGGAGGAAGCCTCAGTGACAAAATCGATGGAAGAATTGGTATTCGAAAAGCTGATCTCTGGGTATGAAAGGCAGATCGCTGATTTACGCGGCAGTCTCGGATCGGCGCATGACACTATTACGTCTCTGCGCGCCAAATGCGACCATGAGATGTCGGTGTCTTCTGGGCTTCGTAGAAGGGAGATGCTGGCCGAGCTCCCGATCCGCGAGCTTTACGAAGCGGCATATAACAGCGCCAAAGTCGGCGCCAAAGGATACGCAAGGCTTCGCGCCGCTCTGGCCGCCGCGAAAGAGCACGTATCGTTCATTCCATTCTGAGGCCGGAGCATGATTGATAGGCAAAGCGGTAAAATCTTGATCGAATGCGATTCCTGCGATGAGGTGTTCGAAGGCGAGCCCCATGCTGAGTTCGCGGAGGTGTGGGCCGATGCCAAGCGCGACGGTTGGCGAAGCCGCAAGATAGCTGGAGAGTGGTTGCACGGATGCGGCAAGTGCG